TTTTATAAAAACACAATGTACAATACTTCAACTTCCTTAATAGATTTTACAGTTCGAGAAAACGGATCTCAAATATTTGAGGGGAAAATTCCCTACAGCTTGTTGAGTCACGTTACTGAAATTTTAGGATTTTCTAAAAACGATAGGACAGTGACATATAACATTGATGGCAACTTTTTCACCTTTTCGGGACCTAACGGTGATGTTAATTCAGACGGAACTGTTGATCCGACTCATCCGTCTCGCCTGGTGCATGCCGGAGTACAAAATGCAAAAATATTAGAAGATCAGTTTTTGCAAGACACAAACGCATTGGAGCTTTTCCAACATCAGTTAGATCAAGAAAAGATGACATTTGAAACTTCAGAGGTTCAACGATTAACCCTAGAAGCATTTGATAATTTTAAAGAAATGTTGATTGAACAAAAACAATTAACTGAAGAGCAAGCTCAGCTAAACTACGCAGAACAATTGAGACAAGATGAAAATAGAATCGCACTTGTTAGAGGTATTGCTATAGATCCTACAACCGCAGTATCTGCATTACAAACTGAATTTGGCCAAACAGGTGATGTAAGAAGACAAATAGCCGCAGTTATGTCTGACAATGTTGAAATTTCAAAATTAATAGCTTCGAGCGATCCTATGTATTGGACAGCCAGTTATGAAATTATGTCGGTACTAGGGACCCAAAGTTCTGAAAATCGAGTCCTGGCACAAATCTTAGCAGATCAATTACCCGACGATAGTAGTTTAAAAACGATATTAAAGTCGTTTGGTTGGGCTAACTGAAAATCTTAACTCCGTAAGTTTTCTCCCACTCCCTGCAATCCTCGTGATCATTAACCATTGGTTTGCCTTTGACATTCAAGCTGGTGTTTAACAGCATCGGACATCCTGTAGCTTTATACCACATTACTAATAATTCGTAGAACTCGGAGTTATCTCGCTTTGATACAGTCTGTACACGACTACTGCCGTCAGCGTGAACGATAGCAGGAAATAACTCAGGATCCCTGCAACGAGCGACCATTTGCATATAAGGACTACTGCCGTTGCCAGGGATATCAAAGTAATAATGAGCCAGCTCTTCCAAAATTGCAGGCGCAAACGGTCTGAATTGTTGTCGTTGTTTGATATCATTTACTCGTTCCTTAATTTTTAAACTTCTTGGGTCTGCTAACAAACTTCTATTGCCCAATGCTCTAGGTCCAAACTCAGCAGGACCCCTAGCCACCCCACATATTCCATTAGTTTGTAATTCGCTCAATATGTTGTAGTTGTTGTGCCTAGTACCCATATCATGTCCGAGGTAAGGACCTTTCCACTCTATGTGTTTACCTAACTTCGCCAGTACGGCACCGATCGCGCTCCCACTATCTCCAGGTGCAGGCATAATCCATACATTATTAAAGTATTTGTATGCTGTAGGATTTGCTGAACAGTTTAATGCACACCCACCCATAAACACCAAATTACGGCTAGGCACAAGTTGCAGGGCATATTGTAAGATGCGCTCAAACACCGTTTCATATACGGCTTGTGTTGCGGCCGCAATGTCAAATAAGTCTTGTTCAGTGGTTAGCTCAGGGGCCCAATGTTTGCACCCTTGATGTAAATTTTGTTTTAATCGAAATAAGTGATTGTAATCATCATTAGGAAACTGAAAGAAATCTAATAGTATCTTATTAAAATGTTTTTTAGGATCTCCGTAAGCGGCCATTCCCATAAGAATGTATTCTTCCTCGTTAGGTTTTAATCCGCAACGCTGGGTCATTGCACTATACCAAAGCCCTAGACTATTAGGATAATCTAAACTGTATACTTTAGTTAGATTATTTCCTGCGCCCTGCCAAATCGTAAGTGTTTCGTATTCGCCTATAGCATCAATAACCAACACACAGGCATCATTGAACTTTGATGTATAATATCCAGCGGCCGCGTGTGCATGATGATGGCTAACATATTCTATTGGTAACGAAAACAAATGTTTTTTTATGTATCGTCTTATATTATTTTCTTTTAGATTTAATCCTTGACCGGCTTCTAGTTGTCTAAGTGTTTTCAGTAAAGGCTTCTCGTACCAAACAATTTTATTAGGGGTTAGTGACTTAGTATGTAGATAATAATGTAAGTCGGAAGCCAAATGTGGGTCATTTTTAACTCCAGACCAACGTTCTGTTTCTGTAGCAAATATCAGCCGATCACTATCAAATACAGCAACTGCCGCATTGTGACTGTTAGCAGATATTCCCCAAGTAATCATTTGTAAATGAATGGGTCTCGCTGGCGTAATTCTTTAATGCGCTGACGATCTTTATACCACTGCCAGGGAGTCATTAATATTCTTAAAAGTCGTTTCATACTGTTCCTTTAACCATCCGTAATCGTTAATTTTACTTATTTCGTCAAGATGCTCGCGGCCAAATTTCTTTCCAGCTATTGCTCCCATATAGCCCTCTGCTCCAAATAAAACAGTGGCGTTCAATTGACACCATGCATCTAATCTAGCCTCGCTTTCTGCACTCACTTGGCCGTTAATAGTTTTACTAGATAATTTGACACACTCTCTAAAAGCACTACGCCATGTACTAAATGCATCTGTGTTAAATGCTGTAATGTTACTGACTTCTTCCATCGCCTTAAATTTATTACTAATGCTGGTAGTCATGTCTGGCTTATTAAGATCCATTGCTAGAGTAAGTTTCTTAGGCAGTAGTTTAACTCCGCCATATCCGTACTCTAGCTTATTAAGCGGGTTGCGACTGCGCCACACATGCACACATTCTAAATCCCATTCTGGTACTTTGTAATCAAAGTTGAAAGAGTCTAGTACTTGTGCATCGCCGTCGACTACCCAAAACATTTCAGTAAAGCTCATACGTGCGGCCTTAATATGTGCCTGATGTATTCCGGTAACATCCTTAACACGTTTAACTAATGGAAACCGTGCTTTAACACGCTGATAATTTTCTTCAGCGCCTAGTTCTCCGTAGCTTATAAAAATTAGATCATACACGGTTGAGCCTGTAAAATTCGTCAAATGTGTGTACCACGTATGCGCTTGTATCTGCATTGAGAACAGGCACACTAATGAAATCTTTTGCCTTTGTTTGGTACAGATAAATTAGTTCTGCCGGATCCGTCCCAAATATTTTATCAAACATTTCATTTAGTACATCAAAGTCTCGAACATTGGTAATATCCCAATCAGTACACATAGTAAGGTATACCCCTTGCCATGCTCCGGCTATTGCCCATGCACCTTGATCGGCATGTATTCCTAATGTAAGCCACTGCTTCAATCGATGTAAATTTTCCCACCATATAACTTCTTTAGCGTTCTTACCTTGTTCTAATCGCAGGCCGCGATCCAGACACATTTTAACGCCTTCACGGAATCCTGCTCGCCATGCCTGTAACGGTGTTGTGTTTATAATTGTATCTGAATAGCTAACAGTAAGCGGATAATATCCTGCTTCCCAACAAAAGTCTACTTGACCTTTGTCTTCTTCTGCGGCTTCGTGTGTTTTCATATTAAGTACAAAGTCTTTGCGCCATGCCTTAAGACTACCGTTGCCGTAACGTAGTCCGTTAATATTATTACGGCCTGGCCAGTTAAATGCCTGTGCATTTGGATACTTGTCTAAGTCAATTGCTAAATCCCAAAATTTAGGATTAACAATATTGTCTGCATCTACAGTAACAAACCATTCTGTTTCACTTAGGTTAGCCGCAGCCTTGTGGCAAGCATCACTACCTTTAACTCCGTGTACACGCTTTGCCCAAGGTGCTTCGTGTAGCAACTTAGCATAGTTTAATTCTGCATTGGGTTCATCATAAGAGATGAATACGCAGTCGAGTTCGTTAATTTTTAGCAATGACATAAACTGATATTGGGCTCGGTCCTTCGTAACATAATTCTATAGGTATTCCGTTAATAAAATCGGTTACTTGTATTTCTTTTGTATCATAAAGATTATAAGGATTACCTTTTTCTGTGATATGTACATTATACACTTTTTCTTGTACCAACGTCAATCTTTCGATATTTTCTTGGTTAGTTAAACTATCAAAATGATGCTGATCATAATGAAGTTTCAAAGTAGTATCACTTAGTTGTGCAATTATAGCACAGTCTGCTATGAAATTCTCGTAAGGTCGGAGAGATTTAACAGTTTCGAGATCGTCATTTTTTACGACCGTACTGTTGAACATGCGCTTACGTCTAAATCCTGTTACTAAACCTTTTTCAAATAACGGGTAATATTCATTTATATTTCTAAAATCAGTGAAAAATGGTTCTATTAATTTCCAAGGAACTTCTACTACAGAAAATTCTGTATCCTCTGTATAATGCACTCCTACTGATTGTATGTCAAGCGTAGAAGAATTAAATTTTACATAATGTCTTTGTATTTGTTCCATACTTTCTCCTCTAACATACTAACTAGGTTTTCGCTAATTAAATCTTTTTGTGTGTAATGTAAAATGTCCTGTTGATGATACGGTCCAATTTTTACATTAAAATCTTTATTATAATGAAATGCAATATAGTCTGTCCAGTTGGTTGCAGAATCCCCGAACCCTTGCGATCTAGATTTCATATGAGTAAATCTAGGGAATGGTAATGTTGGGTTGCTCATATCTTCTACTATGTCTAACATTTTAGCTGTTAACGCACAAGCTTCGTCAGTGGGTATACTTTCAAAGTTGCAATTAGTTAATTGTGTTTTCCATGTCTCCGGATAATCAGTTAATGCTCGCATTATATCCCAAAACTTGGATGTTTCTCTACTTTGTTTGAAGTACAACCATCCAGAATAAAAATCTGGTAGATTGTTTTCAGTGAACGCTTTTCGATAATACTTGTTAGTCATAGTATCGCCTCTAAATGTCATAGGTCGAGTAGCACACCATAAATCGTGTTTTTGCATATGGGGCCACCAATGACTAACATCATTGAGAAATAAAAAATCCCCGTCAATGAATACCGTTTCTTTGTAAGGGGTGTGTTCATATGCCCGCGACCTAGCATTCATTCCTTTTGGACCTTCGTAGTCTATAATGTTATCAAATACCCAAGATAGTTTTAATGCCTGCGCACTCCGCACATTAGTTGTAGCAATGCTTACATTATTATACCCTTCTGGCTGAGTTAATTTTATAGTCAGCGCAGTTATATAGGCTAACCTCATATAATTTGTTTCTTTAACATTGTTAGCTATCATGAAATAGCCTTTATCTAATAGCTTCTCAATCATGCAGAGCACCTAATGAGTCTAGTTTTTCTAGTAATTCCATTTTGTTCATCATATGAACATCTTGACTGGTTGTCTTAACTAATATATTTTGATCGCCTGTTACCCAAGTCAATCCGTCCTTGGATATTTTTACCAATGAATCTCTATCATTGAACAAAATTGGACTAGGGAGTGCTATATAATATTTTTCAGCGCCAAAGCCGCCCATGATATGGCATGCGACAGTAAATGCATAGTCATTGCGAAATCTTCTAGTATCAAATTGATATAGTGTACCATACCAGATCCAATTTTCTCTAATATGCTCTACTAAATCAAAAAGAATTTTATTTTCAGGAGTCTTGTTGAATATAATGTTTGTTGCCCATAGCATATGAAGACTCTGCGGACTAAATGAAAAGTTACTGCCGCCTCTATTAGGGCATAAATCTTTCATGTTTTCACATATCATAAAATTGTAGCCACTATCTAAATAGTCTTTCAGTCTATTGCTGAAAACTAAAAAATCACTATCAATTAGCAGGGTACGATCGTAAGGAGTGAGATCGTAAATTTTATTTCTGTTGTTATTTTTAAATGCAATACTTTTTCCAGACAGTACTCGAGAATTATCGCTGTCATCTATTTCTGTAATAATAATTTTATCAAAGATGGTAGTACTAATTTTTTCCGATGTATTAGTATCTGTTATAAGACTTACTGGAATATTAAGGTGCTTTTTAACTAGATTGGCCGCAAGAACCGCTTGCGGGCCGTAGTCTATGTCACCATCAAAGGCAAAGATACAGCATCCCTGGTTCATAGATCTACCAGTTTAGCCGCAGTTCTTTTTTTCTTAATGTCGTTGTAGTCTGTTAGATATCTATTAGTAACTTCAAAGTATGTTCCGACTACTCGTGCTTGGAAGTCTTCTAAGTTTTCAATTTCAACAGGATAACCGTTATCATCTAATATAACAGCAGATCCGTATTCTTTAATAGAATTAACAAACCCAATTAGTGTTCGATCAACAGTAAACATGCCACCGCAGTAACCTATAACAAGTTCTGCATGTGCTTTGTCTTTTAACCGTTGTCTTTCAATTCCGAGAGTTTGTCTATAATCAGCATGCTCTAATGCCTTAACTAATCTGTCGTCCATTTTAACCTTTCAATTAGAATGACGGCTGTAGTCCTGGATAGCTTGGGGCATAGTAAACAGTACCGTCTATGTAATTATACACATGGGTCTGGCCTGTAGGCTGGATATTGAAAGGATAGGTAACAGTTTGTGCCAATCCAGGATTGCCAGATGATACATTAGAAGCACCGCCTGTAGGTACATACATATTTTGGATTGCCGCGACTACTATAATAGATGTGGCCTGAAATAAATCAGCAGTATCTAAACCAACCCACATGGCAAAATAGCTACTGGTGTAATTTGCATCTGCTTCGTAGACCCGTGCCGTTGGAGTTATAACCTGAGTCAACGGGTCTGGATTTACCAATATGTCATTTCCATATACTCCGCCGGACTGGCCTATTGTGGCAGGGTACGCAATACCTCGATTAAATTGAGTAAAGGAATCTCTAGTAAGTCTAAAACTTCCCATACCGCTGAGTAAATTTGACCACCCCTGGCTAATCGGATTTTGTATTGAGGGAGCAAAACTAAAATTCCATGTTATGTACCCGCCTGCGTTCCAGAAGCTTCTAAAATAAGCGTTACTTGGAAAATCAACTTGATAACGGAATCCATGGGCTTGGGCAAAAGAAATATTACCGCCGTGCGCAGTCCATAGACTTTGAGTTAATTTAGATGATGATGCTGTAGTTCTGTTATTATAGCAGTAGTCAACTGCCGCACTTAGTCCATTATAGTCAGATTGCGTAACCAAGTATTTCTGTGTTACCGGTACTCTAGATGTGGGTTGATATCTTGTATTGGCAATTTGTTGATAACATTTATCAACATCTTGGGCAATTTGATCGTATTCAATACCAGTGATGGTGTCATTGGTGTTAACTGTGTTACTGATATAACTTTGATTCCATCCTAAGTCTATGGTTCCACTATCTGGAGTTTTTAAAACTGCTGTGACTTTTTGTTGTAACAAGTTCCAATCATTGTGATTAACTACTCCGGATACTCCCGGAGCTTGTGGAGCGGACTGTACAGATAGTGTAAAAGTTCCAGATGCTGTATTCAATGTCGCATCAGTTCCTGTAACAGTATATGTGGTAGTTTGCAAAGCATTGCTAGGAGTTCCAGTAATTCGTCCATTAGAAGTATTAAAATTTAATCCCGCCGGAAGACTTGGACTAATACTATATGTTACAACGCCTGCACCACCAACAAACACTACTGGAGTAAATGACACCGCTGTTCCGGCAGTAGCTTGTCTAGTAGGAATTAAGATCGAAGCAGTTATTGTATTGCCTAGGACTGCCGCCGTTTCTACAATAGTTGAAATTTGACTGGTTAGATTGTGACTTGGATATGCAATATTTTGTGCCGCCCAATCACCGCCTTCATCTAGTTTAATATACTTAACTCTGTTGTTTCCTAGCTCAGCCTGTAACGTGTAGATAAAATTATCAGTAAGTGCAAGTGGAACTAAGGTATCATTTATATTGTTAACAAAAATAAATTTAACACTAGAATTTTTTACGGCATCATGCCATGCGCCAGGAGAGCCATTTGTTCCATATGTGTATCTAGGACTTGCTGACTGTAATGCGGTACTGTTACCTGTACTGTTTACATAGTTGTTAACAATATCTTTTGCAGTCTGTGTGATAGTGCCGTCATTTAGAGTCACATAGTCTAAGTCCATTGGTCCTACTATAGGACAAATTGCGGTAATTGGGCCTTGACCATAATCGTAAATGTACTTCATACCAGCAAACGCTACCAAGTGTCCTCCTGCGCTTTCTCCTGAAATAATAAGTCCGTAGGTGTTAGCTAAGGATGATATTGTATTCCATAGGGAACTGTAAGCAGAGCCGGCACCTGTTGTTGTGCAGAATCTTATAATAGTTTCTATGTCGGTGGCGCCAGCTGGGTGATAGTTTAGAGTACTACCTCCTAACGGAATGTAGTTTGAATCGGCAGTTGCTAATCGATAGCTACAGTTAACAACGACATATCCTTTACTGGCTAATTGAACTATTTGATCTTCGTCGTTAATCCACCATCCGGCTTGACTCGTTGTAAAAGAAGAAGGAGATTTCCCCCCACCAACCCAACCGCCACCATGAACCCAAATTACAACCCCTTTTGGGGTGCCACTAACCTGATAGATGTCGCACCTTTGAATAGCATCTGCTCCATAAGGAACATCATATGTTCTAGAATAGGCTGTAGAATTGTTTATAGTAAGAGTAAATTGACCAGTGGCAGTTACTCCGCCGCCACTAACTGTGATTGTATAGGTAGTTGGACCTTGAGTAGTTGCCGTTCTTCCTGTAATTTCACCAGTATTGGCATTTATATGGAGACCGTTGTCAAAATAAACAGGACTTCCGGCACTACCTAAATTAGAAGTACGGCCCGGGGATATGGTCCATATTTCTTTAGTTGAACTTGTAGGAAATCCTAGTACTGATCCTTCGGCTATTCCTGCTCCAAATATTCCGTCACCTACTTTAAAGGTGTTTGCATACTGCGTGGTTACTATATGAAAATATGCTACATCCGTTCTACCTGGAATCGCCTCAATCCAACAAGTCTCTATACCATTTAACGGACTCATTGGCAGTGCAGGACTAATAGTGTAAGTCAGTTGACCCACGCCCCCAGATCCAACCACAGGAGTAAATTTTGCCACGGTATTTGCTTTTATTGTCACAGAAGGCAATGCTACAGTTGCAGTAGGCCTTGGTGGAAAATATGCATACAGTGTTCTGTTTGGTGCGCCCTGCAATTCAAAAGGGTCGTATGTGGCACCAAAAAGGCCACCATCTTGTAGGGTCCCTTCTTTACTGCGATTAGCTAGGTAAGCCTGCGCATCGACTTGTGTAGTAGCAGGATACAATTCTAACAAAGTAGCCAATAGTCCTGTTACTTGGGGACTGGCCATTGACGTTCCGTTGATTTTAACCTGATAATAATTACTATTTCTAGCATCGGCAACGGCCCCACTATAGGTAGTATTATTAAATACCGAACTTGTAATATTCTCACCGGGTGAAAATACATCTATTCTTGGTCCTGTCTCGGAGAAGGCGGCCTTAATGTCAAAATACTGAGCACTCATAGCTCCGACTACAATACCGTTAGAAATAGTACTAAATGTTCCTCTATTGTAATAGTACGTTACACCTCCTGCTACAAGATAATTATTATAATCGATGTCAGTTGTAGATTGATCGTCTCTTGCTATTTTTGAAGAGTAGTTACCTGCGGCACTAACTACTATAATACCTGCATCGATACAATCTTGCAGTTGTGCTTCGTAAGCCGGGTATCTAACAAGTATTCTAACTTCGGTATTAGAGTGATAATAAAGACCGTATTGTTCTAAGGCGTTTGTTGTAGGTCCACCTGGCGGTTGTTGGTATGTTGTTCCCTTGTAGTTAACTTCAGTGATGTCGGCTATGTTAATAACAGACTGAATTACCCAGCTATTGTTAATGATAGTGGGATTTCTAGTACCTGTTGCAGGATTAACAGCCTTGTTCTGATGCCAATATCTTATGTACTCAAGAAAATATCCGTTGATAAACTGGTTAGTAGTAAAATTAAATGTGTTGCTGTCATCGCCGTAGGGATATATGTTATATATATTGGCACCTCTTGCCCATCCTTGTGTGTTACCGCAGGCTGTTCCTGTGACATGGGAACCGTGCATGTTGTTCCTTTCTAATGCCGCACTTGCTCCCTGGGATTGCTTATAAGGAGTATAGATATAGTTTCCATTGGTTGTTCCCCATAACCCGAAACTAAGACTCAACCAATTGAATTGATTGTAACGACTTCCGCCTGTACCGTCTGAATTAACTGCATATTCTGGATGTGCCGGGTCAGCATGCCCGTCTACGATTACCACGTCAACGTTAGTACCGTTATATGGAACTGTTACGCTCGCTGATACATCAAATAGTTGTTGCGGACTACCACTACCCCATTCAAATCTCTGTACACCTTCGACAGTTCTCAAAATACCCCAATTGATGTTTCCTTGTGCAGTATTAGGCCCCCTACTCCACAAGTTAGTAGTTTGAGTGTATCCACCAGCAGGCGAGGCCTCAATCCCAAGATCTCTCATTGTTC